GATTCAGTAATTTCTTTGTGAACTTCATTTATTTCTTCAAGTCTTTCATTGATTCTCTGTATAGTCTCACTATGTGTAGTAAGTCTCTGATCAAGTTCTTTGATGTTTACAGTTCTGTCATTACAAATATGTTCTTTGTGATTTGAATCAATAACTTGTTCACAAGTAGGACACTCATCATTATCTTCATAGAATTTTAATTCTTTGATAAATTTTCTTCTCTCATTTTCAAAATCTTTTTCATCACTCAACATTGTTTGAAGTGACTTACGAACTTGATCTTCATCTTGTATTAGATTCATACAAGTTTTTACATTATCCATATCAGCTCGAATATTAGTTTTATGTTCTACAACTTTACTCTCATGAACAGATACATCTTTAGAAAGTTTATCAATCATTTCATCACGATTTTCTTCTAATCGTTTCATCGCTTCTTCTTGACCTTGAATCTTAGCTTCACCGATCTTGATATTATTTCTTATTTCTTTCTGTTCTGTATTCAATGAAGATAATCTTTGTTTTAAACAATCTTTCATTACTGAGAAGATTTGAATATCAAGTATGTCTTCTATGATTGCTCTTCTCTCAGGTGTATTAAGTTGCATGAAAGGTGTAAATGTTGATGAACCTAACACAACTACTTGAGTAAATGATTTATAATTTAATTTTAGAATTTGTTGTTCTAGAATAGCTTGATAATCTCTAACTGAAGCATCTTGATGCATCATCTTACCATCACGATATATCTCAAACTTATTTGGTTTGATACTTCTCATTACACGATATCGATTTCTACCGATCTGAAATTCTACTTCTACAACTGTCTGTTTCTGATTAATAGAATTGACAAGTGCTGTTTTTGGTATCTTTCTAAAAGCTCGACCAAATAAACCAAATGTCAAAGCATCAAGAAGTGTTGATTTACCTGAACCGTTTGCACCGATTATTAATGATGTTTTCTTTCTTGATAAGTCTATCTCTGTAAATTCGTTACCTGTTGATAGAAAATTTTTGTATCGTACTTTATGAAATTTTATCATATCCTAAATTGATATACCTCTCTTGGTAATCTATCGCTTGATCTGTTTCTACTATTTGATGTGAAGATGTTTCTTTACCAGCTGCTACATATTCTTCACGAATTGTTACTGTATCATTGTCGTTTATTACGAATGTAATCGAATGACCTTCAGAAACCCATGTTCCTGCCCAAACTAACCTATCCATAATTAAACTACCTTCGGTTGAGGTGGTGTGATTATACTACTAAATGTTTCTTGGTATTGATTAAGTAGTCTTTGTTCTGGATCAACTGTCCAGACAATGTGATCAGGATTAAGTGTGATATTACCTTCTCCTAGAATATTGTATGGAAAGAGATTTACTTTAGGTCCTTGACCTTCAACTGCTTGTTGATGAATGAATAAAGGGTTCTCTATCTCGTCACCTTTCATTTCTGCTATCAACATTTCACCTGTTACTAATTGTATTATTTTTATCATACTAAAATATCAAGACTTTCTGTATATAATGATCTCATCAAAGCATCTAACTTAGTCTTGTCTCCATCTATATTTAAACTGTCAATGTGTTTTGTAAGTATTGTTAATGTATCTTCTGCATCACCAACTAACTCATCTTCGTCTAGAACATCTAAGTTACTATGATCTTCTACAACTTTTAGATCAGCTGGGTTTGCTTTCAATAATTCTTCTACAAAAACATCAAACCAGTAGGGTTCATTTTTATTCGTGACAATAACCTTCACGAATGTATTTTCTAATTGACTAAAATCTTTTTTCTTAATAGTCATAAGTGTTTCATTAGTATCGTCATAGAATACTTTATGAAACATTTTGATAGGATTTTTAATTGCTTCTATCTCTCTTGTCTCTGTATCAAAGACATGAAAATGTTTATCGTCACCAAAGTCATTCCATGTGAACTCCATTTGTGAACCGAAATATCTGATATTACCTAATTGTGATTTATGATGAAAGTGTCCTGAGAAAACTGCTTCGAATCTTTCAAACCATGACTGAGGTGTACCACCACCATGATAATGTCCTGGTGACATCATACCACCATTAACTTCTAAGTGTGACATAACAAAAGGTGCTGTTGTTAATTGTAAAAATTCTTCTACTTCTTCTTCGTTCTCTGAATTGATCCAAGGTAACAAAGCTATTTCTAAACCATCATAATCTTTTGTTATTGGATCTTTGTAAACATTAACACAATCAAAATTAAGAAGATAGTCAGGACTATTCAATTCATTCGTTGATTTAAAATAGATATCATGATTACCTACAATCAGGTCCATAGTGATATCTCTCTCCATCATTGGTTCTATGAAATGTTCATAGTTCTTATGTAATGAATAGAAATTTACATCCCTTCTACGATCAAAGTAATCACCAAGATGTATAATGTTTTTGATATTATGTTTGTCTAAGTATGGAAAGAAAACTTCTCTGTAGAATTTTCCTTGATACTCTGCAAACATTTGATTGTTGTTACGAACACCACAATGTGTATCGTTTAGCAAAGCTATTTTCATAATGTATTAATCTTTTTTCTTTTTAGACCCACGAGGTTTGTAGTTAATAGGATTCATATTTTCTTGTAGATAATCTACAAAAGTATTACTCATTCCTTTCGTGTCACCATCTATGGTATCTAATGTATCAAATAAAACACCTGCTTGTTCGATGCTTCTTTGTTTGATTGCTGCTTGTTTCTTTTCTTTGTGTATCCTTCTTAAAAATGCAAAGTATATAATTTGAGTTACATAAGCAAATGCATTGTCCGATTTTTCTTGCTTGAAGTTATTGATGTACTGTAGACAATTTTCTATACCATCACAAATCATTTCATCACGATAAGAATAGTTGATGAAGTTTGGTTTAGTAGATAGTCTTGTTGCTATCTTATATATACACTCACCTATATATTCTGAAACTCTAGGTTTTTCTTCACCATTTTCTAAAGCAACTTTACAAGCGTTATTGTGTTCAATGATCGCTGCAGTAAACTCTTTATTGTTCACATAGTGGACTGATTCTTTGGTTTGTCTTTTTTGTCTAGTCATGTATCTATTATACTACCGAACCTTGATAGGTCAAGCTGTTTCTATCTCCAATGTACTTTTTTTCTGTTTTTTCATAATAAGGGCTTGACGGATCCGGATTCGTACTGTAAAATGAATATGTTAGTTCGCAGAAAAGAGAATATATATTATATAAGAGAACAATGTAATATATATCATCAAATCAATGAATCGTTTCGTTTGGTCCCGGTTCATTTTCATAATCAAATAAATCTTCCTCTTCTGGATATTCATCCCACAAATCTGATCTCTGTAATCTATCTTTTATAAGTCCTGCTAGTTGTTTTTGTTGTTGTTGAAAATCTTCTTTGGTTGACTTGATCTCTATCGTGTCATTCTCTCTCATATCTAACCATGTTGTACAAGCTTCGTCATAGAATCCTATAAATTGATCAGTTATACTTGATCTCACTACTACATCATTAATATCTATAACTACAGTATCGTCGGTTGTGAAAGGTATGAAAGGACCGAGGTGAATCGTGACACCGCCGGACATTGCCGGTTTACACATTATGTTCATAGGAAAGTGTAACTCTAATTGATCACCGATATCTTTCACCATTGCAAATATTTCTTTTCCATCATATAATCTTAGATATTGATATTTAGTATCATGTGTTATCATTGACATTTGCTGGTATCCTTACTGAATGTATTTCATAATTGAATTTCTCTGTACTATAGATATTTATTCTTTCTGAAAAGTGATTAAGCGTATAATTCATATTTTTCTTCCATGAAAGATCATCTGCTATATCATATAGTACTACTTTATCTTTATCATCTGATTTTCTCAAACCTCGACCTATTGATTGTAAATTACGAATTCTACTCTTACTAGGAGACGCAAATACTACATTATGTAGTCTTTTTATATTAATACCTGTTGAGAATGTACCAAATGATGCTACGATTACAGCATCCTTTTCTTTTTCAACAATTTCTCTAACTTTTTCTCTATCAACTGTATCTGTACCACCGAAAACGAAAAAAACTTTTCGATTCAGATTGTTTAGTAATTTAAACAAAGGTTTACCATGTTTCTCTACAAATTGAAACAGTACTAGTGTATTACCATTTAAATCTTTTACTAGATTATTTATAAAATTATTTCTTCGTTCATTTCTGACTATCCAATCCATTTCTTCTTGATATGTCATTTTACTTACTAATTTTCTTTCTTCGTCACAATATGACAATACTAATGCCTGAATATCTAGTTGTGCTAATGTACCAGCTTCCATTAGATCAGCTGATGTTGTTACAAAGTAAGCTGGTCCGAACATACCTTCTAACTGTAATTTATGTGTCTTTGTTTCTTGTAATGTACCTGTAGTACCTATTTTGTATTTCACTTCTGTAAGTGATTCCATAATCTTAGTTAGTGATTTAGCTTGAAACAAGTGTGCTTCATCACCAATGACCATACCAAATTCATTACCAAATCCTTTAGGCATTCTCATCATTGATTGCCATGTAGTAACGACAATCGGTGCATCAGCACCTTTATCACCACCATATATTTTAGCTATGTCACCTTTGAAACCGTAATCTCTAAAGTCTTTTGCCATTTGTTCTACTAATGATGTTGTCGGTACTATCACTAATGCTTTCTTGTTCTTCTTCAAAAAGTTATATCGAATAAGACTGTATATGATTAATGATTTACCTGAAGCAGTCGGAGATACTAATATACACTTTTGATTGTGTGCAGCGTAGGCAATCGCTTCTTTTTGATAATCTCTAAGTTTTAGAGGTATGTCTTTTACTATTTCTTCATATCTTTCAATAGTAAAGATATCAGTATCAGGTTCATAACCTTCAATAGTGTAACCTCGTTCTTCACAAAACTCTTTTAGATATGGAAATAATCCAAGATATAATTTATTAGTAGTTAGATTGAATAGACGAATATATCCGTCCCAAAATCTTTTACGAACAGCTGGTATGAAACTTGCACCAGGAACTTTGAACTTAAAGAATTCTGAAAGTTCTTTTCTGATTGAATCTTCTGCTGATATGAATAGGTATACTTCGTCTGCTTTTGCGACTACGACCCTGCCATGAATTTTCGCCATTCTATAATATTCTTAATTGTTTGATGTCTCCAAGTTATTTGAGAGACTACATCTTGTAAATAATCTACTGTAATTTTTAGATATTCAATTTTGTCATTTAAGTCTTGTACTTCTTTATCAGCACCTGTAAATTTATCATAGTCTGACTTGAGAACTGTCAATCCATCGAAAGGATCATAATCCCAATTTCGAAATTCAATATCTTCTTTAGACATTTTACCCGTGTACCATAACCACTTATCTTTATTGAGTTCTTTCATCATTCTTTCATGTCGAATGAGTTCTAATTTCTTATTAGAAAGAATCTCTGTATATTTTGCGTGTAGTTTCGGTACTTGTAATGATGATGCGTCAAGTTCGATATCGTCAATGCCCGAATCGAGTTTCCACATTTCTTGAATTTCTTTTAAAGTCATACTATAATTATATCACAAAACCTGTATAGGTCCAGTTAAGATGTTGTTTTTATTTTAAATTGTGTATATCTTAATGTTAAATCACAGGTTGCATAAGTTACTTCTGAAGCATCAGAAGCGAACTCAATAGAACCTAAACTAGTTGGGAATGTATCTTCAAATTGAAACTCTATGTTTGCGTTATTAGAAGATGTGTTAACTATAATAGTTGCATCTGAATACATATTTTCAAATGATGCACCACTAAAAGCACCTGTTGATTTTTTTGTTGAGTCTACTAAGTCCATGAAATCGTCTGTATCGTTACCAGGTCCAAGAGCCATGATCCAATTAAATATCTCTTGATAGTTTTTCATATCTTCATCTACAACAAACTTAACAGTCAAAGGATCAAATTCTATCTTATCACCAGGTAGGTATGAATTGATTGCTAATGTTGTTGCATGTAAAGCTTCTGAAAAATTTACACCAGGTAGTGTTACACCTGTACAAAAATACTTTGTCTTAGGTAGTTTGTTTATCTGTAGATCAAAGTTAACAGGACTTAAATAGTTTAAGTTAGTCGGTTGATCAGATTGCCAGTTTGCTTGTGCCATATTAGTTTTTTATTCCGAATACATAGTTTTCAGCAGCATTCTCAGCATATGTTTCACTATGTCCTTCAAACAGTTCATCTTTTTGGTGAACATTATTCTCCCACATTCTTATACCGAATGTACCCGTTTCTTTTAAAACACCAACTTCTGCTTTTCTATTATCAAGTTGATATGTATGTATCATTTCGTCAAACTGTATCATGTCTTCCTGTTCTTCTTCTCCGAGACCATACCAGTTCCATCGACCTGATACAATATCAGAAATATTTTTTTCTTTCATATCTATATTTATAACATAGAAATCATTTAGATAAAAAAAGAGGTCCCGAAGGACCTCTTGAAATCGATTATGATTTAGAATTACTACGACTTATAGAAGATTTAATACTTCGAATGATCTGTAGTAAGAGTTAGTGTTGACTGTTGCCAATCCATCAGCCGGAGCAGAACCTACGAATGGGTTTGAAACCATACCGTATCTAGTTTTGAATCCGATTTTTGGTTGGAAAGTGTCTTCACCAACTGCACGAACCATTTGTAATGGTACATAAGGACAGTAGAATAGACCAGCATCGAAAGGATTAGTTCCTCTGTAGCCTACTGTGCAATATCCTTCACCACCTGTTACACCAGTAGGTCTTTGAGACGCACTTGCGTAATATGGATCGATATACACTTTGATGCTGCCGTTAAGAACACCAGCAAAAGTGTTTCCAGTGTCATCAACATTCAAAGAAGTTGATAATGCTGGAGCATAGTCTAATACACCTGCCATTGCAAGAGCTGACGCTACATCACTAGAACAAAGGATAAAGTTACCTTTACCTCTTCTTGTTTGTCGTGCTATAACATTAGCATTTCTTTCAATGTGGTACATAAGACCTTTGAATTTTTCAACTGACCATCTACCTGATGAGTCAACATCTAGGTTAAATTGTCCGTTTACAGAAGTACCTGTTAGGTTACTTTCTGAAGCAAGACCTTCAATCTTAGCTTGTGAGTTAACAGTTCTAACAACTTCTCTGTTGATTTCCGCAAGGATCTCACCAGAAAGAATGTTTGCTAATTCTGTTTCTGCATCTAAGCCATGAATCGCTTTAAGGTCTTGAGCGAGTTCTATAGTGTACTCAGCTTTTAGCGCTCTGCTTTTAGCTGTAACTGTAGCTTTCTGAATTGTGAAAGACATTTCAGGAATTGAAGAATCAATCTCTGCAGTAGCTGTTGCTGTACCAGTACCTGTAGTGTAAGCTGACTGAATTGCTGTATTAGCAGAACCAGATGCGAATGGATCAGTACCCGCATGAGTACCTGAACCAGCGAAATCTGTATCAGCTTCGTTGAACATAGCTTCTGTTCTGTCTACAGCTGTTGTGCTGTCTACATATCTTGCTTTCATCGCAAAGATAAGACCAGTAGGTCCTGTCATTGGTTGAACGCCACAGATGTCATATGCAACGAGGTTTGGCATAGCTCTTCTTACTAAAGAAATAAGAATTGGATCCCAGTTAGCAGCAGTTGCTGTAACACCACCAGGTGCTCCTGCAACAGTACCAGTACCAGCTCCAAGTGCTTCGTCTATTTGACCTCTTTCTTCTTGAATAGCTCTTTCTTGGTTTTCAAGAATAACGGATGTTACAGCTCTTTTGTAAGAGTCTTCGATCTTTGGAAGATCAGCATGCTCTAGAACTGGTGCCCATTTTTCTTGTAAGTTTTCTGACATAAACATTTTAGTTTATTCCCCTTTTTTTATCTGCTTACTTATCTAAAGAAGCAAATTTACTTAACG